ATCTGGAGCAGGTAGACAATGGGACAGAAAATTATCACTTTATTATCAGCAAGAACATCGCCGAACAGTCCACCCGCAATTGCCACCGCTGGCGAGTCAACGAACGGATTGAAGGTCGGCGGGAACGTTCCCGACACTTGCTCGGTGTTCGTTAAAAGCACAGCGGGTTCTGGGGAAATGACGGTAACCATTAAACTTTACGGTTATGTTTTAGATTCGCCAATTTCCGGGTCTTGGTTCCCGCTAGGCACTCACGAAACTGCCGCGACACGTGGGATTCTAAATGAAGGATTCGCAATAGACGAAGTAGTACCTAACGGGCTACGCCACGTAGAACCGCTGTCCTATTGTGGACATTTCGATAGGCTATACGCCGAGGTTACAGCAATAGGTGGAGATGGGACTGCCGTTTCCGTTTACGTCGTCTGCGAAAACATCATCGATTAGAAAGGGTGTTTCATTATGGGTTTTCTCAAAGCAAAAAGTTTTACATATAAAGCCGGTGGCGGTGGCGGTGGCGGTGGCGGTGGTTCTGCACTCACGATTAAGGAGGAAGGCTCTAACCTGACCACTGAGGCAACGTCTATCGATTTCGTGGGCTCAACACTAACCGCTACGGAATCGGGAGGGGCTGTTACTGTTACGGACGCGGGATATAGCGCGGCAAGTACAAGCGCTTCAGGTATTGTCGAGCTTGCCACAGATGCGGAAACAACTGCGGGGTCGGATTCTGGGCGACCCATGACGCCTAGCAACCTAGCATCGATTACGCGATTTGGTACGGTGACAAGCGGTACACTTTCGACAGGTGCAGTTCTCGCGGGTGTTACTTTGACCTTGGGATCTGACGCTTCCGGGGACACTTACTATCGAAATGGATCGGGCGTTTTAACGCGCCTCGCAAAAGGCGACGATGACGAAGTGCTCACCCTCGCAAACGGCATTCCTTCGTGGGCTGCTGCTGGTGGTGGAGGTGGAGGACAGACGACAGGCGTTGTTGCATTATCGGACGGGGCAAATATTTCCACAGATGCTTCTGCCGGGAATATTTTCACGATAACCCTGGGCGGTAACAGAACACTTGACAACCCAACTAATCTCACAATCGGCCATGAGTATTTATTCCGAATTCTCCAGGATGGAACGGGGTCGCGTACCCTTGGGTATGGCTCCTCTTTTAGTTGGAGCGGTGGATCTGCGCCCGTATTATCGACAGCGGCGGCAGCGGTGGATGTTATCGTTGCAATTTGCACAGCAGCCGATGAGTTGATCTGTTCGATGGAGTTTAATTTCTCATAGAGGGTGTTTCATTATGCGATTCCTTAAACCAAGCACAGGTCACATCTCTTTGACAGATCCAGGCCAGTCGCAAGATAGGATGTTAAAACAAACGTTCGATTATGCAAAGCCGTTTCACGGCCAAGATGGCTCTGGCAACGGTACGCAGATGACACAGTTAAGCATTAATTTCTCGTTCCGTCGCGACACTCATACGTGGGAAGGCCCGTACACGTATGCTGTTGGCGATCTCGGATGGACTGTCTACATCTGGCAAGGGACGACTGATGGACCGATTGCTATTTTCTGTTGGGCATATGACCGGGCCGATTATCAGACAAGTAAAGGGGTATGGAACGAAACAAAAGGCTGCCATGTCACGCCTGATTCTTGGTGTCATGTTGGGATTACTTGCGACGGAACACAAAGCACCATTGCGAATATCTGGACGTGTACAATCGACGGTGTTGAGTGCAACAACGGTTCATGCAGCGGGAACGTAATCGACGACATTAGGTCTTTTCCGGGCTATGGTTTGACGATGGGGACGCGGTATGTTTTTTCGAGTTCATACACTCATAACTCTGACTATTCCGAACTATCATTATGGAACACGGCGTTAACCGCAGCACAACACCGAGAATTGATGACGCGGCGACCTGCGCGGGGGGAGCAAGGGCTCGTCGGGTATTGGCCACTTGCTAACGACTACCGAGATCGGAGCGGGTATGGTAACGATTTTGAACCGTTTTTTTCAGGCTATCCCCCGTTGCATACTCGGTCCAATACGAAAGAAAAACGTTGTGTTGTTATGGCACAGACATGGAGCAATCAGATAAACGCGCTACGTCATACAGACGATGCAGCGTTTGAAATATCCGGGGATTTGACTATAGAATTTTGGTGGGCGAGAAACGAATACAATACCGTTTATAGAAATTTCTGTTTTGGCAAAAGTGGTGCGAGCGGGAACATGGTGGCGAACAATATGAGCTACGAAATTTGCTGCAAAGGAATCTCAGGCGGGATGCAATTTGAAGCTAGGGCGTGTGATGGCACAAACACGGCATTAAAATATCAATGGCTGCACGGTGCAGGGCAACCGGTGTGTCCACGACGAAAAGAAAATTGCGATTGGACACATGTCGCCTTCGTCTTTGATATTTCACAATCAACACCGGCGACCCAGTGGACGATCTACATTGATGGATCGGTCCAAGGGCAGCAACATATCGGATCGGGTGACGCTGTCGCTGTATCGCCTGGAATCGAAGACCTAGACGATCAGCTTACTCTTGGCAATTGGGATGCAGATTCCGATTATTGGCTCTGGAGTTGGAATGGCAAATTTGCAGAGATCCGATTATGGAACAAAACCCGGACATCTGGTGAGGTGAATGCCAATTACAATAGTTCCATAACGGCACAGTCGGGGCTAGTTGGATATTGGCCAGGGCACCCGGATGCTTCTGGGAATTTGGAAGATATGAGCGGGAACGGAAACGATCTTGTCCCCGACAACACGACAGAAATTTCGTTTGGGCCGGGGCATCCATTCAAGGAGTAAACATGCTTTTAGAAAAACCGATTTACGCAAATGTTCTTGAGCATAAAGTATCGCGGGTAGCGAATGACGACGGCTCTTACAAATGGAGTTACAGCGTAGCTTGTCTTACGTATGCTCCGGGGCATGTCGAAGTCTCAATTTACGACGACAACAACGACCCGTTCCCGTACCATCATATTAGCGGGTGGGTAGACGCGCCTCCCACTATCGAAGAGTTAATGAATGCGGCGGAGGTGGACCTTGTTTCATTGGGGCACACGGTTGAATAATGGGAACCACCGACTACGAAACAGTCCGAACTACGCAGATTAGCCTTATCGAAGGGCTCACCCCCTCGTTGATTAGTTCTGTAAGGTTTAGGCGACACCGCGCAGAGAATGATTTTCGCGATTGGTGCGTAGAGAATACACAGGCCGCATTTAGACGCTTCAGCGTTTTGGATATGTTCGATTATGAACCTGTTGCAATAACGAACAGCGATGTCGAATTCGTTGAAGGCACGGAGTCGGTTGTCATAGCCTATCCCAATGATTTCAGGTATGGTCGGGACAATCTCAGAGATCTGGGCGACCTAATGAGAAAAGATTTCTACCAGATAGAGAAAAGCCTGGGCCATAATGGAACAGGGAATTACACGGATAGTCACGCAGTACTGGATTCGATGTTAATGGAGGATCACGACGGTGTGTCCTTCTTGGCTATGGTTTTCACTTTTCGATTTTATAGGAGCGTTTGATAATGGGACAACCATCAAATTTAGGATCTCTACTAATGGCCGACGAATCTGCTTTCGGTGAAGCGGTTAACACGTTCGATGAAAGATTGCCCGTGACCAGCGCGGTGGATTTGTCGGGCTTAACCCAGGAAATGATGCCGGTGGACCCTGTTCATCAGTATCAAAACTCCGGGGTTCATATGATGCGGGGGCAGCAAGCTGGATCGATAACAATCGAAATGTACCTGTGCGGTCATGGAACAGCAACTACAGGCGCGATTACCGCGACATCGATTGAAAAATTTGTCGGTAACGTGATCGGTGCTTACAGCGACTCAAGCGACGGTGGAACTATTGCCGCATTTACTAATTCAAACCAATTCACGGAAACGGACGCAACTTTCGCGAACGGTTCGCTGTTGCGTGTTGGAACACTTGGAGATGGCAGGGGGGACGGTCAATACATAGCGGTGAAGGATGGGACCACTATGTTGATGCACACTGCGTTAGGGGCATCCCCTGATGTCGGGGACGTTCTATATGCGCCTGTTCTATTATACCCGAACGAAGGACCGACAACGGGGACGACTCCTATGAGTTATCGTTTTTGTATTCAAACAGCAAATCAGCAATACAGACTGCACGGGTGCTTTCCTACAGGGATTGCATTCGGTGGTTTGAGCCCTGGAGAGATCCCCACTGTTAGCGTAACGATGGGCGTTTCACGATGGGCCGTTCATCCACATTCAAGCGAAACATTCCCAACGGCGACGGCTGTGACTTCCCATGTTCCCTCCCCCGTCGCTGGTGGATCGTTCTTTTTTCAAACGTTCGATAGTGATACACGAGCAACCTACACGATTCGCGAGTTTAGCCTAACTATTGATTTCGGATCTGTAGAACTTCGTGGACCCGGAGCGGCGGATGGACATCAAGTTATCGTGGGGGCAAGAAGGACAAGGACACAAGCAAGTTTTGAATTTGTGATCGATAGTGAGACAAGTGGGACTACCACCTTCGACTCATTATGGAACACCGCTGAAGGCTCGCAAAGTTATAAACATTGTCTTTACACTTTAAGCGCAGGTCGTGATGGAGCAACGGTCGGATTCTACTTTCCTAAGTGTTCTATTGTAGGACAACGACCAACCCAGTTCGACATGGACGGAATCAATCGACAAAGGATTTCTATGCGAGCAGTAACAAGCGAAACAAAAACGCTTGCTTTAGAAAAAGCAAATTTCATTTTAGGTATGGGATAAAAACAAGGAGGACAAATGCTAACGTTAGCCGCGACCGCGACCCTGGTCAATGATTACATCGCTATTTACTCGGACGATCCAGCAATAGACAGAGAGGCACCGTCCCACAGTGAAACATGGGACGAATATGTTAAAACGGGAGATTTCTCAAAGGTTGTTTTAAAACCAGGAGAGGAGCCTGCGAAGTGGAAATTGCGACACATCCGGGGCAAGGCAAAAAGAATGCTTCAGGATTTTATTAGAAAAACTTTTGTAGATGATATGATCTCCCCTACCGCCGCTTATGTTGCATGTCAAATCGCGGTCCTTGAAGTTGAAGGTCTTGTAGACGTGAATGGGAAAATCGTTGAGGTAGCGAAAACTTTTGATAAAGACTTGGGGTTGCATATTGCAACAGAAGAATCGATGCAAGTTCTGGATCTTATCGACGACGGCTCAGCCGTGAATCAGATCGGAGTTAGGGCAATCCTACAACTAAGTGCGAACCCTTTGTAATTAGGGGTCTCCAGTTATTACCGGAGATCCAATATAGGCGTTCTAAGATGGAACAGGAAAACCACCCAAATTCGCAGGAGTTTTTGAACTGTTTCCACTGCGAGGAAAACGTTGACCCGTCCATTCGTGCCCGTTGGAATTGCGGGAGAATGCCCCCTCATAATAGAACAGGTCCGGGGTTCCCTAATCCTCCTCATTGGGGGCCGGACTGTAGTGTCTGCCCTGGTTACTTGATAACTCTCCCGCAAGTTATAGAAACAGCGAGGGTCCGATCTCATTGGAAAAATGGTTGCATAAAAGAACGGTACGAAGATGCACCGTTGACCGGATTACTTTTTGAGTGTATCGATTTTCTGGATAACTCTGTCCAGAATTTAGAAGCTCGATTATGCAACAGGCAGGCAGGTGAGTAATGGGTATTTTTAGTCTCACATCGCAACACCTCACCGTGATGAAGATGGACATCAGGGATCGGGTCAGGAAAACCAGAATCCTAGAAAAAGAAGAAAAGAAAAGAGACAAAGGACAAATATTAAGATTAGCAAAGCAGCAGGCCGCAGTCTACCGTCTGAATACCCAGGTAATGCGAGGAGGCATGGTTATCGCGGCGCTATACGCATCCTACAAGACTCTTGCCATGAGCGTTGACTACGTAAAAGAACGTAGTCGCCTTATGGCGAATGGTATGGGAAAAAATCTGGGCATGTTGCAGGATGAAACAAAGAACCTTGTTAGCGACATGGATCTTTTGCGATTTCAAGCGGAGGCAAATTCCGGGAAATTCAAGCTAACAGGCGAGGAGATGCAAAAGCTAACTAAGTTAGCGATGGTTCTCCGCAAAGAGGAGATGATCCCATTATCGGAGGCTTTCAAGCGAGTATCTACCGCCGCTAAAGATGCTAGCGCAAAAGGTATCGTAAAACTAGGAACAGCGTTTAAGGAACAAGGGGGCAGTGTAAAAGGCTTCAATGAAATGATGAAAAAGGCCGAAGGCCGGATTAATGATTTCAAAGGGAAGCTAGACATGCCTACCGATAAATTCGACCGTTCTATTGCGAGAATAAAAAAAGCGGCGAATAGTGTCAAAGATCTGTTCGGGAATATGGCCACGAAAGTGATCCCTGTGCTCGTTGACGCTCTCGCCATGGTTGTCGAAGGCTGGAGTCTAATATTTGAGGTGATAGATCGGCAGTGGCAAAAACTCCAGCGAAACCTACCCAAAGTTACTAAGGCTGATTCGATCTTTGCCAAGCCCACCGGGACGATGGGAGGGACGTTCGGTAGTGGAACAGGTGTCGTTATCGAAGGGTGGCGAACCAAGCGGCTTAAGGAAATCGCTGCACAAGACAAGAGCAAGTACAGACGGACAGGATATGAACCGGGCAAGACTCCCGAATCGGCTAAGTATGATCGCGTCAAAAGTTACCCGACCCAACGGGAGTTTTTAGCTACGATGAGAGGGCTCCTGGACAACCCAAATACAACAGAGAAGTCCTATTATGGAACACTTAATAAATGGGCGTATGAGACTACGCAGCTTGGGGTATTCGAGAACGCCGAAGTAACAGCCATAGTAATTTCTTTCGAGAAAGCATGGGGAGCCATGACCAGTCTCAAGGCTGAAAAATTAGTGGCGGCACAAATAAAAAAATTAAGGGCAGCGGCGCAAAAAATAAGAGAAACGAATCTCTTAGCGGCACGAAAAAAACAGGAAAAACAAGAGGCATGGGAGGCGGGTGCTTCGGCACGTGATAAAAAAAGAGCAGCAACGGCGAAGTTTCGCAAGGATACTTTAGATTATGTTGAAAAATACAATGCATTCTATTTAGCTAACGAGCAGAAATTAAGGGACGAATTTCGAGCGGAGCAAGAACGTGCCAGATTCGAACAGAATGAAAAGGACAAGGAGAGTAATCTGCGTAATCAGCGCGTAATGGAACGGGTGAGGCTCAAAGAAGAAGATGCTGCCGCACTGCAAAAAACAAAAGAAAACATCTTTGCGATCCCCGATCAGGGCATAGTAAAATTCGACGACTTTGCCATGAGTGTTTTAAACCTTGCCCTATCCTTTGACGTTCTAAAGCTAGGAGCCAACGCCGCCTTCGATGCTTGGATCACGGGCAGCGGATCAATGTCTGAAGCGTTCACTAGAGCAACAGCAGAAGTGTTAAAAAATATCGCGAAGACGGCAGCCGTAAATGCAATATCCAGCACTGCCGAGGGTCTTGTAAGTCTAGCGAAATTTAATTTCTGGTCGGCTGGTAAACACTTCGCCGCAGCGGCAGCTTTCGGTAGCGCGGCATATTTAGCGGGTAGAGGGTATCAGGCGATGCAACCCGCCGCTGCACAATCTACCCGTGCTGGTATGGAACGGGGCGGAGGAGGTGGTGGTTCGAGAAATCAGACGATCATCTTAGGCGGGGATTTCGAGACAGATTCGGCGCGTCGTAGAGCGTTTCGATTAAGTTCAATGTTACGACAAGCCGACCAAGCTGGTGCGGGAGCAACCGTCGTAGAATGGAATTGACATGGCGATCAGATTTGGAAAACTTGAAAGGCTAATTGAAATCCCAACAGGCGGGTTGGGCTTCACGCTCACCGAAGGCGGCGTTGATTCCATGATGACAATCACCGCCGGGAATAAGTATTTTTTGTCGTCGGGGTATGGTGCAGGCAATACGCTTCTAGCGGATATGGCTACCATCATGGGTTTGGCGGGAGGTGATTACACTGTTTCAATCACAGCGACAGAAAACGGGACCGGGCTAGTCACGATTGCACGTACAGACGGCGGACCTGCACAGTTTTCGATCACTTGGACATCTACAGACTTTAGAGATCTGCTAGGATTTACACAAGGAAATCTCAGCGGCGCGACTACATACACAGGTGCTTCGCAAGCGAAATCTTTATGGTTGCCTGATGCCCCGTTAAATAGCTTGTATGGCCCAAACGACGCAGGCCATTATGAAACAGACGGATTCGCGACAGAGAGTTCATTAGGGCATGTCAAGGCGCTGTTCGGTAATAAGAAACAAGTCAATGTTCTAGTATGGAACGGGGTCACTAGGCCGAAGGTGCGCGTAGCGGGTGAGTCTAGGGCTAATGAATCCTTCGAGCAATTCTGGTTAGACTCAATTCTAGGGGAGGCATCATGGGCTGCTGGCGCAGGTGGAATTTGCCGCTTATACTGGGACGCTGGAGTCGATGGGACATACACAGATTATAAAATAGTCGGTGAAGCGTTGCGTACATTTCAAGCGGAAATGATGGAGGACGGATGGGTCGGTCTTTGGAATGTTAGACTTGATCGCTGCGTAGTTGTGCCATGATAGGAACCACGATAACAAGTTTTCGGAATGATGACGGATTACAGGTTTGTTTTGTCGTCGCGATTGAAGGCTATGAATATCTAATCACCGACTATGCAACACCCGCAGACCTGTTCGTGGTAGGTGGAGGGTGGGAGGCTGAAGGCTGGAGTTCTGCTATAGGCGGATTGCTCCTGGAGGGCGTTACTTTCGGGCAAAGTATTGTCCCATGGGATAATAAAATAAAGGGGAACGACATAGCGTTTTCTGTTATGGACTACGATGGGACAGACCGATTCGGGATTGATGTTTTTAAGAATGGTGCCGGTGACGAGACAGAGTTAACGGGGACGGGCATCGACAACAACGACACCACGATCAACGTAAAGGATACCACCAATTTTTCGGGGTCGGGATCGTTGTATATTGGAACAGAGCAAATTACCTATGGTGGAAAAACCGGGACCTCGTTTACGGATTGCACTCGTGGGAAATATTCACCGTTCGTTAGTAGCACATCAGCTATGCTCGGGAGAAACCATGGGGTTACAAAACAAAAAGACACCGTACCGATTACGGTGAAGGTGTCGAACGTTCCCCGTAACTGGATCGGGAGATGGGTCGGGATCTATTGTCACCGGGTAGTAGGTGGCAAGGTTGACATGCGAGTGAATGCGATCCTCCTTCACGCGGGAAAGATTGTGGGGGTTCAGGATTCGAGTTCTGGGAATACGGTCGTCTCTACAGGGAGCGTTTTAGGGGCGATCCAGAATGCAACGTTTTTCGATAATCAATGGATGGGTAGGGTTAAGCGGGGGATATACATCGGGACTGATTTCTGGTTAAAGTTGGAGGTAGGTACTCTCACGTCCGGCACACCCTCGGTGGAGGTGTCCTATGATGAAACGTTCGATAGTACAACATCAGGTTTAACTGAAGGCAGCTACTACGAGATCGGCGAGTTCCTGGACATCTTCAATGAATGGCTGCTAGGCCATACGACGGCGATCCCGCCGACCTTTCCCCCTGCTTATCATGCAAGGCTAACCACCGAATGGGGGGAGATGAAGTTTGTTCTGTCGCAAATTGACTACCCTTCGGGTATTCACAAGTTGCGGCATAAGCTAACAGGTCGTCGGCTGTATATGCAAATGCTAGGCTACGCCGAAGAAGGCCCCGGTCTAACTGTCATTGCATCAAAGAACAGCGCCTTCGAGATAGAACCTAACAATATGATTCCCGATTATGAGCCTATTATAATTCGGGCGTTTCAAGGTGCAACAGGAGACGGAACCCTTGAGTTAGAACATGCATCAGGAAAATGGGTTAACAATGAAAAATTTTTACCCGTATTTATTAGCGAGAACCTAACTCTTACCGGGGGAAATTGGGGAGTCATTCAAGTCGGGGATACTCTAGCGGTAGGAAAGTATGTGTCCGATACTGAGATTGCATCATGTCGAACGATGCCGGAAATCAGTAAGACGCTAGGACTCCCTTTCGGTAATCTATTAGAGGCGGGATTTGGGGACGTGAGATATTCCGAAGGCGGAAATATTGATGTCAAGCAAGTCGTAATGCTCGAAGGTGGGCTGAAGCATCTCATGACTAGGCTGTTAGCTACCACCGGGGTGGGTGGGCTCAACCACGCGACCTATGATGAAGGTACAACGTGGGGAGAACAAATGGGCGCGGCGATTCCCTGGAGCTTGCTAGGGAATGAATTCGAGAACACTCTCGACGGTTTGTTCATGTCCGATAATAGAACACTGGTCGTCCTCGATGGACCGACCAGTTTTGAGAAAATATTTCTGCCTGATATGACGTTGCGCGGTGCTTATATGATCTTCAAAGGGGGGAAGGTTCAATTCACTGCACCCCAATCCCCCGCCGCTGTGTTATCTGTTCATACCCTAACGGAGTCTAATAAGGCTGTTCCATCAGGCAACAGTGATTTAAATAGAACACCTACACAAATCACCGGGTCTTTCATTCGGAACATTTTCAAGGTGTCCTATAATAGATCATTTAAAGATCCGGGCAAATACAGTGAAACGAAAACCTTCAAATACAAAACTTCAATCGATGATTACGGTGAGAGAAAAGCGATAACGGTTAAGGCTAGAAATACCTATTCGGGAACGTCCAGCGGAGATGGTACGACAGACCTCGCTACCTATGTCGTGTCGTGTCTTCTCCCAACGTGGGGGAAACCTCTTCAGAGATTGCGACGGACTATTGACATGGAGTTTTACTTTGGGGTCGGACCCGGTGACATCTGTACGATAACGGACAATTTCGCAAGGAATAGCCTAACAGGTACAAGGGGGATTGCCGCGAAGCCAGCTATGATCTTGTCCCATAGCTTTGGAATTTCGGGGGGCATGATGGGGGAGGTTGACCTCCTAGTTATGCCGTTCGATAATGTAACAGCGTATTGCCCTGTTGCATACTTGGACGAGACGGCAACCAATTCCGGGTATGTTGCGGGAACGAAAACTTTGACTCTTCGGGCGCATGAATACTCTACAGATGGGGAGGTTACGGACTCGACTCATTTTGAGGACGATGATGAGATCACGATAGAGGAAATCTCTCCGAGCAATCCAGCGAGTACGACATCTTGGGATAGGGTGATTAGCAGCGTAGGGACTAACACAATTGTTCTAACTGTTGCGCTAAGTTCTCCCGCCTTCGATACCGCCAAACAATATCAAGTCTTTTCTCGGGTGTACGGTAGTGCAACAGATACACAAAAGAACGATACCTACCAGGCCGACGATGGCGATTCAAGAATTGTTAACACTCGCGACCCGTACCATTATGCAAACGCTATTGAGTCAACAGCCTTTACGGCGACATCATCTCAAACGTTACCTGAGAAACATTCTAATTCATGGTTTGGAGACGGGGCACCTTTGACCGTTGCTAATCATTCAAACATCGGGAGGATGTCAAACAACCTAATCGGTTATAAGACAGCACCGAAGGGATCAGTGATGTTCCCTAATGGGACACCAATCACGGGTACCGACCAAGACGGTTGGCAACTTAATCAGATCATCCCAATTTATGTCGGGGTAGGGGCTCAATCCTCTTCAGGTGGGAGGCTGATCACGATTTCCCCATTCATGAAAACTTCTAGCGCGGGGCAGCTTGTATCTGTGAGGGTGACAATTTCTAGGCTCCCGCCGAACTGCGACCCATCAGCAGTACCTACACTTTTGAATCACGAGTTTGCCATACCATATCATCAGCTAACTTTTTCCACTGTTTCAGCATCGTACAGTGCGATAACAGCACAGTCGATGCCGTTGACATATAACACCGGGACCGGGCTTACCTATCTCTCAATCGAGACAAAGGGGTCCGGGTCGGCTTCGCCTGTCTATTGGGGACTGTCCCGTTGTGAGATTGGAGCGCCTGTATAATGTCTACCTTTGAACCCGATCAAAACATACCGCCCACGGTTAGCTATAAGGGATACGTTAGAAATGGAAAAGTCCCGTCTGCTACCTATGTTGCACAATGCGCCAAGAATACAAACCACATCGCCGCTTATAGAAAAAAGCATATCTTCACCCATGGGCGAGATCTGGCGAACATGGTCGGAGGGTCCCCATCTAACCGCGACTTCGCCTTCGCTTATGCTTACACCGGATACGGGACAGCCCGATTAGAATTTCAAGTAGGGATACAATTTACAACGACACTTGCAGCGAATTCCAGGATAGCGATAAAAGTTACCAAGCTGTCCGATAGTAGCACACAAACAATTTACTTTTATACGGGCAACCTGGACGCGACACCCCATATTGTGGACTCCCCTGCTAGAATCAATTGGTTAAAAAAAGGTGTCAACGTTTCAGAGAACACCGCCTACGGGATTGAGATCGAAGAACAAAATTACGCGAGATTGGTCGCCTGTTGCGCGTTCGAGGTTGGAACACTACCCGTAGACTCGACAACTGTTTCAGGTATCGATGAAGCCTTCGCCGCTACGGGTGCGCCAATATTTGATTCAAACACCGAGGACGTGAATGTTGCACAGACAGGGATGTGGCAAAAAAACGGGGCTGTTCTAGCATGGTACAGTCACGACGCGGCGAACTATTCTTATAATAGCACAACCTATAGAAACGTTGTTGATCGCCTCTCAACCAGTGTCGCGTCCACGACACCCGGATGGAGTTTTGATCTAAGGTATCATGCAGTGAAGAGTCAAGTCACTGTTCCACTACGGATCGCCGTGTTAGCTCAGAGGAGTTCAGGAAGTGGTACGGTAGCAAACAACAAGGCGAGATTTGTGAATAGCAACGGGGACTCCATAGAGGTGACGGGTATAAACGACACGAAGGGATGGTACACAGCGGATGCCGCGCTACCTGTCGGGTCGGGTGTCGATAAATACGATTTACAATTCGCGACCGATGCCTCCGATACATGCATCATAATCGCAGCGAGTTTACTGTCCTATGAGTGATGATACAAATACACCTCTCCCTGGTACGCTAGGGAATGTTTTGGAACATAGAGTTAACTCTATCGAATTGAAATATTCGGACATTAAAAAAATGTGTATAACGAATCGAGAATCGATGATTGAACTTGTCGGAGGCTCCGGCAGGAATGGACGTGTCGGTTTCATAACGCAACAGCTAGAAGGCATCGGCCAAGAGATGCAGGAGATCCATAAAGTCATGGACGATCAAAGAAAATTCATCTGGAAACTTTGCATAGCTATGCTGGCGACATCGGGGGCGGGGGCGGGAATCGCCCAGGTTCTTATGTCGGCGTTAGGGAGTTAATTTTGCGGTGGTTGCTTGAATTGTCCAGGGTGTTCAAGGTTCTCCTTGATAGGTTGCGGGTTGAGCAACCACCGCTCTCCCTGTTGCATGATGAAACGTTGCATGATGAAACGTTGCAAGATGAAACACCGCGACCTGTGCCCGATTGGGAGCCATTCACGGGGGGATTAGATAAGATACCCGTAGGGCTTAAAGAACGCGAGGAGGTCTACGGTGTACCAATACTACGAATCAAAACCGATAACACTTGGGGAATTGATCGGAGGTTTGCTCGGAATCTTGCTACGGTCCCATCTTCAGAATTTGCTTGCTATCATCGGCGTCTTTATATGCATCGCAAGGTCGCCGTTCATTTTATTGAGGCGTTGCGTAGGGCAACAGTAGCTTGCCCCGACTGGACTCCGAAGCGGATCGGGTGTTTCAATCCTCGAAGAATGCGCCATAGCAAAAACCCTCGTGTTCCATTATCGGATCACACGTGGGGGATAGCGTTTGACATTGACTCGAAAACGAATCGTTCTTGGAGTAAGAGAAAATATCCGAATCGTCAAAGTGAACCCTTCGCTCCTGGGTGGGGTGAAAATTCTGATATTCCTGAAGAGGTTGTTTTAGCATTTGAATCCTGTGGGTTTGAATGGGGAGGGAGGTGGGCGTCGGTGTTCCATGGTGGAACATTCTGTGACCCCATGCATTTCTCGTTAAGAAAGATAAACAAGGATAGATAGAACTCATTCTTTTTACAATACAAGGAGGACACTACTATGTCTAATAATGCAACACCGCGAAAGCCCGGCTACAAGACCTCTGAATTCTGGTTAAGTGTAATTTGTTTAGTGATCGGATTTCTCATTGCAAGCGGCTATGTCGGGGACGAATCAATGTCGGGCAAAGTTCTAGCCTTCGCGGCTTCATCGCTCACAGCGTTAGGGTATAGCGTTAGCCGGGGCATGGTGAAGAGGGCGGAGACTCTCACCGAAGCAATTGAGGCGAACAAAAAAGACCCTCCGTAGGCTTTGATGAAAGAATAGCGCGAGTCATCGAAGCGGAATTTTTACGCACTAAAGAGCTTGATCCGGGTGTTTCATTATTGGACATTGGTGCGGTCCTCCGTGGGGACGCGATGAAGGGGTTTGCCGGGTTGTCCGGTTCCCTAAGACATCACACGACCCACGGGGGCACTATGTTCCTTAAAGGAACAGTCGGAAAATCGTGGAATCCCGCCCGTTCCATTATCGAATACGAGATTTTAGCGGGTTTACGAGTCCTCTTTTGATGCGTTGTCTTCGCCTGGGGTAATTGGTTGGTCGTCGTCAAGGGGAACCCCATTCTTCGACATAGCCGAAAACCTCGCCCGTATTATGTCGCAATATTTAGGCTCCATCTCGATAGAGATAGAATTGAATCCTTCTAACTCGCAGGCGAGGAGGGTAGTCCCGCTACCACAAAAGGGTTCTAGGCATGTTCCATTATGAGGGGTGATCAATCTCGCCAGCCAGCGCATCAATTTGATGGGTTTAATTGTTGGGTGAAAGTTGCCCCGAGGTCTGTCTCCTGTCATGCTTGCACGGGCGTGTTTCTGTCCTTTGCTACCCGGTTTTCGCCCGGTGACATCGGTGGGCGCTGTTAGCATCTCTTCGCATCCGTCCTCTTTTTCAGCGATTGAGGGCTTTGCACAATGAAACAGGTTAGCAGGCCAACGTCCAAGGTCGGAGCCTGTCCATTCTTGATCCCTTGCTTGGGCGCTGCCATAAAAATCCCCATACACTCTATTCTGTGATCTGTTATTTATTTGGGGGGGTGGTTTACTATCGGAACCTGGCCAACATGGATCACCATAGGGCATTCTTGTAGCATCAATATTCAATCCGCCCGTGTTCCATTTTAGAACATTCTCCGCAATCGTTCCTTCTAGTGGTTTTCTCACAATGATACAGGGTTCACAGGCAGGTTTTAACGCGGTGCCCCATCCTTGCCATTTTTTGGCTTCAGGGGTTATCGCCTGATGTTCGTCCATCTCTTTCGGGGCAACTAGATTAGGCTCAAAATCTTTCCCGGGTGCATAGCCGTAGTGGGCTGTTCCTCTATGCAACATGGCTCCCAAGTGCTTATCAATTGCAATCGCGACGTTGTGACTTTTCGGGAACCCTTGCCATTGCGCCCATGAGATCTGATCTCTCACCTCAAATCCGGCGTTCTCTAATGCAACAGTCAATCGGTGGATGGTTCGCGTTGCCGCGAAGGCTATTAGGTGCCCTCCTGGTTTCAAAACTCGAAATGCTTCAACAGCGAATTCATCTCCGGGGACAGACACATCCCATTTTGAATCCATGAACCCGATCCCATAAGGTGGGTCCGTACAAATTGAGTCAATGCTATTCTCCGGGATGTCTCGCATGACATCCAAGCAATCCCCACAATGCAACACCTGATTCCCGAGCTGAATCACCTCTCCCGGTTTAGTTATCGCGGGGACATCTTCGGGGATCGGTGGTTCAATTTCTTCGGTGGTTTCTTCGGTGTCGCTTAGTTCGCTTAGATCTCCGTCGATAGATTCGAGAAAATGTTGGAGGTCCGATTCATCAAAACCGATCCCCTCAAAATCAGCACCTTCAGAGGCGAGCGATAATAGAACATCCCGTAGCGCGTCTTGATCCCAGGTTGCTTTTTCCCCGATCTTGTTATCAGCTATCGCAAGCAAGCGAGAATCGACAGGGTCGAGGTCAACGAAACGAACGGGGACTTCTTTAAGCCCTAATTTCCTGGCCGCCTTGTAGCGAGTATGCCCCGCGATGATCTCCCCTGTTTCCTTACGTGCTATTATGGGACTAGCGAACCCGAAGCGTTTGATCGATAATGCAACATCGTCCACCACATGATCGTTGACCCTTGGGTTATCGCCCCATTCTTTGATCTCCTCGATAGGAACGAACTCAGCCGCGATTTCCCTAGTCATAATGATTCAACTTTCTTTTGTATGTATGCCCCGATTATCCGTCTCGCTGTATTATGTATCGTTCCATCAGGGAACACCATTTTAGAACGCTGAAGCATACAAAGAAAATTCTCCGTTCTATCAAAAGCGACTCCCGCGATTTGCGAAAGTTCGTGAACGTCTACATTTGTTCGTGACCAGAGAAATTTCCAATACCAATCGCGGCCCGTTGCCCCGTCTACGATCTGATCTCCCATCTCAAATAGTTTTAGATCTGGATCTGGATCTTCCTTGGGTGCTTTATATTTAACTGTTGCATAAGGGAACGCCGCGCAAACCTTCATCGCGCTGTAGTCCTCAATCAAAAAAATGACCCGTAAAGGGTCAACCTCGTGCTTGTAGGTTAAAAGTACTTCCTCGAAGCTCATATCATCCACCTCAAAAAGAAAAAGAGTAAAAGGATAAAAACCGCCCATTCCATAGTCGAACGCCGCCTAAGTTTTATTTTGTCGTGGTATTCATACCAAACAGGAAAAGAACGCCGCAACCCACGGGAAAGCTCCGAGGCTGCGGCTGTTTTTTCACTGTTCGATTGTGAGATTCTTAAGGGCGTCTTCGCCATAAAGATTTAACAATGTTTCCTGCGCCCAAATCCCCAACTCCATCGCCGTCCGAACGTCAACAGTGTCGAATTCCTTGAGTACGCTGATACATGCTTCATTGACTAACTTAACCATTTCATATGAAGCCATAGTGAAATCGCATATAGCCTCGCTGGCTCGGCGCTTGGCTATATCGTTGCATTCTGAAACAGCCTTTTCTACGCATGGGTCGCGTTTGATTCGATCTTGTATTGCCTTCAGCACTAGTAAATTTTTATCTTCCATTGATGTCTCCATAATTTTCTAAAAAGGTATATCGTCCACTGGCGAATCTCCGCTGTTCGACTTTGGAACACTCAGTTTTCCTAATCGCGATTTCATTTGGGCGGCGAATTGCTGGATGTCCTGCTCGCTCATAGGATTAGAATTGCTAATCCCCTTGCGCCCGACGGGATTGACCCATTGTACCTTGTTTCTAACACGCCCCTCATACTCCTCCTCCGCAACGTCAAGCGATACGGTCTGCTCTAGCTCACCCAGTTCGCTGAGATCGTCACCGCTCCAACCCATATGCATCAGACTCTCGCAGGTTCTCTCCCACGTCTTGTCGGTAAAGTATCCGTACCATGTAATCGTTGTGTTCTTCTCTGGAACATCCGCGTCGATAAAAAGTTCAAACAAACAGGCGATTGACTTGGTTCCCTTTGAAGAGAAACACCATTGCGTCTCTGTACATTTTGCTTGATAGTATCCGGCTGGTATCATCTTTTTTCTCCTTGGTAGTGTTGCGTATTAGAACGGGGTGTCGGTAGCTTTTTTATTGTCGCCATAGCATAATCGCCGCCAGTCCTCTGGACCTTTGATCTCAATTGAATCCTGTGTTTCATAACGAGACTTCGCATCATAAGCCGCTGTTCGCTGCAAGTGAACAAATCTTTTCCCTGTGCTGTAACCTTTGGCACGGTTCTCTCCTGGGAGCTTACTTGCCCCGGATTCAAAACGCATGAACGCGACGACATCGCTCCATTCTTTCAAATACGAAGCGCTCTTATCGTGAAGCCGTAAACAGAACCGATCATAGTCGTCACCCTCCGGGTTTTTGAAGTTGCGAATCATGCTGTGCCCTAATAGAACAACAGTCATTCCCTTGCTACGCAGCCCCTCAAGTGTCGTGCAAAAGTTTTTTGTCTCTTGTAAAGACAGGACGTAGCCCTTGCCGTATCCGAAAGCCTCAATATTTTCGATTCGCTTTCCATGCGCCGAAGCCTTCAGGCAAACATGATCCCAAATCAGCCCCTCCAGGCGATCAATAGTATCAATCACCAAAGTGGTGTAATCATGTTTTTGCGCGTAGATGTCACTTACTGCGTCGATCACTTCAGAGAACTTTTCAGGTGTCCCATTAGGAAACGGGTAGCGAGCGATAGAAAGCTGCGAGGTTCCTCCTTCTAAATCAAGGAAAATCGGATTCCCGCTCCCACTTGCTAGGGTTGATTTCCCAACTCCCTCTGTTCCATAAAGCAACACCCTTGGTTTAGTGTCTAGTTTTTGTTTCTTTAATTCCTTAAGTCTTACTTTCATTGCTGTCTCCTAGTTCTGAGTGTATCCGTTCTTTTTTAACCCATCGCGAATCTGCCAGGTTGGATGATTCACAACAGAGATCGAAGAATTTGCAAGGGGTGTTGTATTTGAAGCAAGCCTCCGAGTTCTTAGTATGGATGTCCTTACGTGCATTATGCAACATCTCCTGCGAGACGTTCCAAACTGATCGCTGGAAATTGAAAAGGTCTTTTTCTGATCTGGTTATCTCCCCACGAGAAAAATACTTATTTGGGTTTTTCGCTATCTCAGCGGCGAACCTATCTGCGTATTCGACGGGTGTTTCATTACGCAACCGATGATTCTTGTATAGCTTGTTGTTTTTATCGTATTTCCTGTTTTCAACAGGTGTCGCCTGAAGTGGTTTTATGGATGGTTTTCTCAGAACGTCGTAGATACACCCGACAGGGTTGAAGCCTAGCTCTTTTCCCGCGTAGATATAAGTCGAGATCTGCTCATCGAGAAATAGCCGTTGCCAATACGGGCTCCCAGGGGAGATGTCCATGCTCGAAGTCTTGTGTTCTATTATCCAACACTTGCCCGTACGCCTGTTTATAGCTATAGCGTCAATCTTACCGCTAAGGCGATAGGTCCGAGACGTTGCGAGCGTCTGAGGATTACGCAAGGGTAGATCGAATTGTAATTCCGTAGCCACAGTCTCCCATTCGCTCTGATCCCAAAAACCGGAATAGTTAAGGCATAGAACACGGCCTGAAGCTATAGCGTAATCGTTCATCGATCCCGTCGTGAGAGTTAGCGCCTGCACCTCCTCCCATGTTTTCCCGCCCCAAAGTTCTTCGAGCATAGCATGACAGAACGTCCCAAAATCCAAGGCGCGACGATCTGCTGTTCTATTATCGATACCCAATATGTAGTTATAGAAATGCCTCCGTAAGCACCGACGGAAATCTTTTATTCTCGATGACGTGATCACTTGCTTTTCTTTTCGCATTCTGTACTCTGTGTAACACTTGTGTGTGACAGTGAATGGAGGTCCAATGAATAAACACCGGCTGAAACAGTGGTGCGACGGTAACTCGCTAGAATACCTAGCTTATAAATGCGAGATAACAGCGGGTTATCTACATATGATAATCCGGGGGGACCGATCCCCTTCGAAACGATTAGCAAAGAAAATCGAACGTGTAACCAAGGGGAGAATACCTTGGGAATCATGGGACTCAGGTGTTGCAGAATAGAACAGAAGGGGAAACAGCGTGTACCGCAAGATTCAAACGAAAATATGGGCAGATCGGAAATTCTTACAATGGAACATCCAAACAAAGATGACCTTCTTCTATCTCATAACAGGGAGACACTCACACATCATCCCAGGCGTAATCATCGGGTGTCGCGAGGAGATACTCGCCGCTATGACTAACGCCAACGCCATCGAGGGTGACACCGAGGATGGCATTCGGGATGGCATCGACTGTGCCATTAAGAGACTCATCGAGGATGGCAGTTTAGTTGCATCGATTGATGCACCTTTGATGTATTTGCCTAACGCCTTAAGACATAACCGACCCACCTCTCCGGGACAGCTTATAGCATGGGCGAAGGCATGGGATGACATACCCGAGTGTTCGCTTAAGGAACAGATATTAAAAGGGATTTATGGCACCCTGGATGGCATGTCGGATGGAATGCGGGATGCCTTTGTGGGTGCCATGCCGGATGGGACCTCCGATACAGAAGCAGTAGCAGTAACAGAAGATAATAGTAAGATGAAACTTAAAAGGGTTGCCCGGAAACGTCGTGTGAAGGCGGAGCTTGATTTGGCGCGAGCCATGTCACTACCCATAATGCAACACCTCAGCGAAAAGACGGGGAAGACGTGGGAACCTAAAAAATACTCTTTAGATCTGATCTGCGATTTGATCCACGAACAGAAAACACTAGCTGACATTGTGCTCGTGATAAGTTATTGCTCCGATACTTGGTCGGGGGATTATCGGAAACACTTAAAGCCGAAGACACTTTTAAACCTTGAGAATTTCGGGGCGCGGCTTGACGAAGCGAAGGCGTTCTATAGTCGAACATCTAAAAATGAACTCCCGGAGCTTAAGGGAATTTAATGAATGACAAAAAAGGGGGACGCAATGTTTGCAATGTTGCAGAATGAACAACTGGAGAATTTGGTAGTGGGGAGGCTCATATGCGAACCTTCGATTTTAGATCACACGCCGTTAACCGATAGCCTTTTCAACATCCCGAGATCGAAGACGGTGTTCCAAGCTATCCGTTCGATTAGGGAACACTTGAGAGATAAGGACGATCTACACAACATCCACCAAATCGCAGCGGAGCTAGAAAAGGAAAGCAAGCTAGACTGTATCGGCGGTCTGGTTGCGCTGACGGAATACTACCCCGCGATTGGTGAGACGTTTTATAACAACGTCAAAGAGCTAGACACTCTGCGGAGAAACAGATTGATAGCGTTCGCCATTCAAGACGCAGATCGATCTATTCGTTCCGGGATGCATGAGGGCGAAGAGATAGCCGATACACTGATCAAGACTCTCAGTTCGATAATGGAACGCCCACCTGAAAACGGGAACATGAAGGAAAACGTGAAGGAGGAGGTCGGGCGGATCTTTGATTTCATCGAAGCCTGTAAAAATGGTGAGCGTCCCATGATTGGAATCCCAACAGGGATCGAAGTATTAGATCGGCAAATAGGGGGAATCCCGATAGGCGTCCCGACTGTTATCGCGGCACGTCCAGGCGAAGGCAAATCTACCCTTGCCTTGAACATTGCAAACAATGTTGCACTATCGAACATAGGGGTTCACTTGTTCTCCTACGAGGACGGACCTCGCTCATTCTCGCAACGGATGATCGCTCTACGTTCTGATAACGATCTATCGCGAATCGTTCAAAGGAAACTGAACGACGACGACTTGCTCAAAATTCGATCAATGAAGGTCGCAGCACTGGATCGAATAAAAGTTGAAAACGCGCACGGTCTTACAACGGAACACATAGCGCGTAGCTTCAGAGCAAACAAAAAAGAGATGAACACGCGCCTGGTCATTATCGACTACCTACAGTTAATGCCGGGGTACGACAAACACAGCGCAACGCATGAGCACCTCTCCAGGAACATGTGCGACCTTGCAACACTAGCCGCGCAGGAAGATATAGCGTTGATCGTCCTATCGCAACTGAAACGCGAAACTCAAGGCGTCGAACCAAAACTTAACGACCTTCGAGGTAGTGGCACTATCGAACAGGTGGGGAAACTGATCATAGCGTTGCATAGTGAATCACCGGAGAGCGAGGAACTGAAATGCATTATTCTGAAAAACTTTCAAGGGAGGAGGGGTTACGTGAAGGCTCAATACCTTCGCGCCACCTGTACAATAAAATGAAATATTCTTTTTTTGTAAACGGGATAGCCAAACCAAAAGGAAGTAAAACCTTGGTGCGTGTAAAGTCCGGGAGGTACACCATGCGTGAAAGCGCGGGTGTCCCATTAAAGGACTGGATGAAAGCGGTTAGCCTTCAAGCGTCGCAAACCTTCAGCGAACCTATGGGGGGGCCTATACAGCTTTACCTTACGTTCTACATGAGGAAACCGAAGAGGATGAAAAGAGAACTACCCTGCGTTCGTCCCGACCTAGACAAACTCATCAGGGGTGTGAATGATGCACTATCGAACATTGCCTTTTTTGATGATTCTCAAGTTGTAGTCGTCCTTGGGAGGAAAGTCTACGCAAAGGATACAAATGCCCAGGGTTGCTTTATACAGGTAGGAACATATGAAGAGTATCAAATATCCAATGAACCCTAAAACGCTTGGAGAAGTTCAACCGGGGAAGGTTGTCTTTATTAACCTTGGTGTAGGCGGCTACCCGAGTCGATGCCGAGTAGCTTGGAGGTGGAAGGATGGGAGTGTTTGTGTTGTTGCATTACAGATCAGCGTAAACGCGAGAGGGGAACGCTTACATACGACGTTCGATAGTGAAACACCGATCAAACTATGCCTTGACTATAAAGGGTCGGACTAGTATCGTCCTCTTGTCATTCATCGTATTTGGTGTCTCCTAATGCCTCGATGATCTAACCTCGCAGTCGTGAACCCCTTCTGACTGCGAGGTTTTTTTATGTCCCACAATAGAACAGGATAGAAATAATGTATAACACCTTGCTTTGTATCGTTGCATTAACCGAGCTGTTCCCATTAAGCGGGAGCGTCTCATACACCAAAGAGCTAGGGAAGACGTACACCGACCGACTCGCGGTGTGTACCGCAGTAGCACACCAAGCCGAAGAGCTTAATGTCTCACCCTCGCTTGCGGTGAGTGTTGCATTGCAAGAATCCAGAATGAGGGATGACATCAAGGGGAAGAGGGGAGAGCTTGGACCTATGCAAGTGATGCCCCGCTATGCTTGCCCCAAAGGAGAGCGCAATTGTGAGGTGTGCGATAATGAAACGGGTGTTTGCAATTGGGTGAGGGCAGGGATACTCGCTCTAAAGAAATGGATCGCGCTATACCCGAAGACTTATCTTTGTCACTACAACGCGGGTTGGGTTTGCAACACACGAAGCCGAAGGTATGCCCGTTCGATAATGAAACGCCGTGCAAGGCTCAGTGTCCAGGTGGATAATCTGGCCATGGACTTCGCTCAATACGAGAATACCTTGCTGCCCTAGCTGTTGCACCATGCAACAGCAACCACCTGTGCGACGTGTTCGACTACGCAACAGGCCCGTTGCACTACGCAACACCACACCCTAGATGTGCGTGTATGTAGGTGCGTGTGGGTGCAAGTGGGGGTTTTGGGGTGTAAATGGGGGTTTTGGCTTGAATCCTTGATAAATCCGTTTATTTAGTCTCACAATGGGACACTATTTAGGAATATTGAATGAAATCAAGGACTTAGGCCAACGCTGTAAGGACCCGAAAATAGGGCTTAAATCATCAATAAATACGGGTACTTATAGTGTTCGACAGTGCAACAATAAAGATGTCAATGGTTACAAGGACTTAGGGCCTAGATGGGTCTAGGTGTGCCACAAGCGCACACCCATCCAAGAATCCTGAATGAAATCAAGCACTTAGGACCCCTCCCCCCGAAAAATCGGACCTTCTCACGGGAGCCAAGGTTTTACTTCCTTTTGGTTTGGCTATCCCGTTTACAAAAAAAGAATATTTCATTTTATTGTACAGGTGGCGCGAAGGTATTGAGCCTTCACGTAA